AAGAACCAGATGAACCAGAACTTCCGCTGGTGCCAGAAGAACCGCTTGTGCCAGACAAACCAGAAGAACCACTTGAGCCTGAAGAACCAGATGAACCAGAAGAACCGCTTGTGCCTGAAGAACCAGAAGAACCGCTTGTGCCAGACAAACCAGAAGAACCGCTCGTACCAGATGAACCAGATGAACCACTTGAGCCTGAAGAACCAGATGAACCAGAACTTCCGCTGGTGCCAGAAGAACCGCTTGTGCCATGCAATCCAGAAGAACCACTCGTACCAGATGAACCAGAAGAACCACTTGAGCCTGAAGAACCGCTTGTGCCAGACAAGCCAGAAGAACCACTTGAGCCTGAAGAACCTCCAGTTGAAGAAGAGCCAGAAGATCCAGTTTGTAATTTAATTGTATTGTTTTCTACAACTAAATATTGAACTGCTGTCGTTGTTGAAGCTGGCAAAGCGTCGAATAATAAACTACTGCCACTGTAATATAATGAACTATTCCCTAAAACATCTGTTCCATTGTACTTGGGAATATATCCAGTAGTTCCCGAACCAATTAAAACCTTTTTTCCACTTAAACTGGTATGATTGATTGCATTATTTATGTATGCGCTAGTAAATAATAAAGTATTAGAGAATAAAGAAACATCTTCTGCTGAATTTATTGCTCTAGCTTTTATGAAATAATTATAATCTTCTTTGATTGGAAAAAGATAACTCGGCTCGAACGTATTATAAACAAAATCAGATAATCCAGTGACTCTTTTTGCTATTAAAATTCCAGTTCTAAAAATGTTAGAATTAATTGGTCCAGAAACATTATTTTCATAAGCCGTGGAATACGCAGATCCAGAATAAGTTCCGGTATAAATTGTTCCATTATATTGGCCGCCACTAGGATAAAAATAAAAATTATTAGAGCTATAATCGTAATTATAAATCAAATAAGCTTCTGAATTAGCAGTGTATCCAGAAGGAATTCTTATTTCAGTAATATATTTTAAATCTCTACCTGTAGGATAAGTTCCGGCAGGCAAAGAACTAAAAAAATCAGGGTATAATGTATGATCAACCCATTGAACACCAGAATTAGAATAAGAAGAGAAAATTACGCCAGTACCAACAACTCCAGTGCCAGTTCCGGGATATATATCTGAAAGACTTTCTGGGAACTGATTAGATATTAAATCGGTATAAAAAATAGAATTTGCGCCGCTTTCTAAAATATTTATTTCAAAATCAGCATTTTGCCGCGCAGTTAATTTATCCCATTTAACGAAAATCTCTAGATTTAAATTTTTATCTGTAGAATTTGGAGTCGCCGAAACATAACCAGTTATATTATCTAATCCAGTTGGAAAAACCGTTGGATCGAAAGGTAATGTTTTAATACCAGAAAATACATATTTATTGCCAGTAGTAAGGTAATTAGAACCCACTAAATGAACGAAATAAGGCTGAGTCAAGCCCAAATCGCCATAGTTAGGCAATTGTATTGAATTGCTATATAATCCTTGTTTACTTATTTTCTTTAGATAGATATCGTTATTTGGGTCAAAAACATAACCCGTTGTTAAATAAGCGTCAACCGATCTGATTAAATTATAATTGGCGTAAGAAACTGATAAATTAGGATTGTAAATTCCTTGAATATTAACATTCGCGACATCAGGATTAACAAAATTAACATACGCAGTACCAGTTGATGTTCCGGAGTAATAATCCGTAGCTACCACATCAATATAAAATTGATTTAAACTGGCAATTCCAGAAGATCCTGTATATGCCGAAAAAATATCCTGCAAATTAGAAACGGCTATTGAAAATTGAGTGTTTCTGAAATTACTAGGGTAAGAATATATTAAATTCCTATTTAAATCATAAATATTAGCAGAAAATCCTGAAAAAGCATAATCATTTACTGTCGATTGTGTAGATAAGCTATTATTTATCGGATTAATTACCGACCAAGCTAAAGAAACTGTAGTTTCAGCCAAATTACCGCTTACAAACGCCAAACTAGGATCAAATCCAAAAATCGACGGATTAATGTCGGTAGAATACGAAGAATAAACACTTTGATTGTCAAAGATTAAATTCTGAATCTGAAAGACACCATTATACTGAGGAGCATTTGGATTCGTTACGAACGGCATATATTGATATTACACATTAAATAGTTGATTATTTACATTAAAAGTATAAAAATCAATAACATAAGCGGCTATATTCGCATCTCCAACAGGTCTTTCGCCCAAACATATTTTTATTATTTTAGGATTTGATTTTAAAACTTTAAATTTCAATATTTTACCATTTCTAGTAACAGAGCACAAAACCCCAGAAACACTAGTATTATTTAATAAAATAGACATATTAAAAATGGCATTAAAATCTATTATTAAATCTTGATACTTTTGAGCCGCAAAGTCTTGCTCTAGATATTCTCTTTCTATAAAAAATGAATAATCATAAGAAGTGGAAAATATATCTATATAATTTCTTGCATTAAAAGAAGTAAAACTTGATACATCAGCTGAAGAAAAGTTCACGGCGGCAATTGGATTATTCGACCCAAACGATATCTGCTTTGCTCGATACTGATCTGGATCTACATACTGATCTTTTTCTATAATGTCGAATTTTTCAGCTGAATACTTCATCGCTGAAATACTGTATTCATTAACGTTGTTTTCATGAATGGATATGATTCTATATAAATCTCCAGTTTGTGAATTTTCATCATCAAGATAAATAGCAAAAACTGTTCCAGATCTAATGAAGCTAAAGTTAGAATAGGTATCGTTGATATAAATATTCTGATTCATATTATCTACTGATGCAATGTCAAAAAATAATTCATTTGTAGATTCAGAAGCGTCAGAATTATAAGATGGGTTTTCAGAATAAATTCTTATTTTTTTAATAGCACAGTTTTCTGGAATTTGACGATCTATTGTTATGAATTTATTAACATTATCGATTGCCGATATTTTTCCAAATACTACATTTTGATTTTTAAGCTTATCTGCGACTCTAACTATACTGCCGGGTTTTAAAACTGTAGCCTCCAAACCAACACTGAAAGACAATAATTGAGATTCTAGTTTATTAGTCGCTAAGAACCATCTTCCTAGTCTTTTTGCTTGGCTTTTGGAAGTGGCACCAAAACCCAAAATCTCTTTATCAACGGGTCCAAATTTTCTTACCAAAGTCGAATCCTCAACGATAACAATTTTATCTTTGAAATTATCATTAGAATCCAAGTATGTTATTTTAGCTGTTGAATAATTATTTTCAGCAGTTTGAGTGGCATAAGTAAAAAGGCCATCTTTAACATTAGAATTAGAAAAAATATAAGATACAGAACTCTTAATATCTGAAGAGATATTTAAATATCCATTCTGAAAATAATACATTCCTCTAAAAATTGAAGTTAAATCATTTAAAATTTTCAATCCTTGGGATTCATTATTAATTAAAATATTAGCTGAAAAACGAGGTTCTAAATAAGGTAAATAAAAATCTTGCTGTGCGACACATGAGCCACCAGTAATATTTAAAGAGGCGTCAAAAATTACACGATATTTAAATCTCTTTAATAAATCTTCAGTTAAAGAGACTCCAGCGGCGCCTATCAGGCTTTGAATTAAAAATTGTTTGATTTTATCTTGAGAGTTGAAATATTGGTCGCTATTTATTTTAACATTTATTATTTGTAATAAAATGCCTGACTTATCGTATTCTAAAAACTTCCTTACTCCAAAATCATTACATAGAGTTAATGTTGCAGTAGTGCCGTTTGTAGTTACTTCTAGAATTATTTTTTTATAATTTGTTGATACAGAAGCCGGAGTAATTCCATAAATATATAAAAGATTTCCTACTGGATACTTTAGATTTAATACATCTATAGAATCTGAAGTGTTAATTGTAATCTTGTTACCACTTCCTATAACAAAAGAAGCGGGAAAGTACTTAGTGGGATTTTGAGTGGCGACTAATTCATCACAATATTTAGATATTTTTAACACCTCCCACTTACTAATATCATTTTCTGTAAAAGTACCTCTCGTTAACCCATATCTAGCATTTAAACAAAGATCATAAAATATCCACGCAGGATTATCTGACCACTTTAAAGCTTTATCGAAATTACCAGACCAAGAGCCATAATATTCCCTAGCTTCATTATCATAATTTTCAGGAATTCTTATTTTTAGCAACTTACAATCAAAAGATCTTACGGGAATAGAATTAAAATGACGCGCACTCACTTGAGTTTTACAAACTACAGAATAAGGATAAGAAAAGTTATAATTAACATATTCAATTATTGAATCGATAGATATTTTTCTAAAATGATTCGTATCTAAACCGCTAATTCTTACTGATGTGCTAAAAACAGAGATTAAGAATTCATTATCTTGATTGATATCCGCATTTGCAAGGTCAATATAAACTGGGATGTGACTAGAAGACCCTTTTACTAAAACGCTACCATAAAAATTAAAATATACTTTTGTTTTTTTAGTTAAGTTTGTAAATATAATACCAAAAGATATTGGATTCACATACTGATCCCCTTTTCCGCCAATATAAAAAGCTTCATCAACAGAAATTAACAATTTAAAATTTGTAGAATACTTATTTTTAACATAATGATTAAAAATGTTGGAGCTTTGAACAATTGAATCTAAGCAGGCAATAAATGGACTTTTATCTTGACCTTCGGAATAATTATTTGTTACAACAGCAGTTGATGCCGACGTTAAAACGGTTAAATCCATACTTTTAGAAATATCATAAAGATGATTCTTATAAGAATAAACTGTTGAAGCGATGGTTTTTAATTTACTAACTTCATTACCTAAGTAAATATCAAAGTTACTTTCTGTAAAATTCAATAAATTTGAGGTTTTATCTCTAACCGATACATCATTAAGGTAAATACCATATTGCAAAACTGAATCATTATTAGAGCTATTTTTTATATAATTGACAGTATTTCCTTTTTTATCGCACAATCCTTCGATAGGTCCTTCGCATAACACATCAGTTGAGGAATAAGTCTGTAATGTTTCAAAGATATACTGATGGTAATAAGGATTAATCTTACTTAAAATATCCGACTGAACATAAATCGTAGTATCTGTGGCCATTTTAATTAAAGGGTTTGGTCTGAACTCGCAATCAAAGAGACATTTAAATCATTAGACACTACAACAGTGCCTAATTTTAATCTTCCATAACCTATTGGGACCACAACATTTCTTTTTGCTACGTTTTCGTAATTATTAAAAAACATAGAAGTCGTCTTTATATCAACAGGCGATTTTGGTGTTAATAATTTAGTTACTAAAAATTGAATACCAGTTCCAATAGCCATCATCAATAAAGCAGTCAAAATTCCCCCTGATGGGTCTGACCCCATAATCAAAGGAACAACTTGTATTTTAGAATCTTTTTTAACAATAGGAGAATGAAAATATTCAGGAGGTACTATTTTATCGTCTAAATAGATAATAAAATAAGAAATATATTCTTCAAGAATACCTAATGTATTTATTAATTTTCCAGTATTAGACTCTATAGCCTCAAAAACTTCAGCTATCGATTGAACATTTAATTGCCAATCGGTAGGGACGAATTCTTCAAAAATTCCATGAAGTTTAATATTAACCATATAATCATTTACACTCTAAAAAATTAAACGTTTTAGATGATATGTCATATATAACCATATCTATATTGTAGTATTTTTGGTACTTAACGTCAAAATCAGAAAAATTAGGATTGTTAACATGAGAATGAAAAACATACTTAATAGCAAAATCCTTTTTAATATTTAGAAAATCAATCGGCGATATTACAAAATAACTTTTTGAATCGGGATGAACATTTTTTTGCTCTAAAACGTGCAAAACGCAGTCTTTTTCTACGACAAAGCCACAACTTTCAAAATCAGGATTTTTTTCGCATATTTGTTTTATTTTATCCAAAATATCATGTTGCAGTTTGATTTTCATATGGAAATGTTGCCGGAAAAGAACCGAAAGGTAATGCTTTACCGGGATTATTTTTATCAGTAACGTAATCATTAAACCTTAAAAGACATCCTTTTAATGTTTTAGAGCACTTATCTTCTTTCCAAACGTCTGTATTTTGTTCTGGATATTTTCCAGAGGTATTGTCTGAAACGCACATGAAAAAACGTTTAGGTTTTACAAGGGGTTGTAAAGTGTTTTGATCGGTATCAAAATCTATATTAGATAAATTATCAACATAAATAAAGTGACCACCTAAATAATTTTGCGTAGAAGAGTACGCCCCTAAATATTGAATTCCTGTAAGATTGTAACTATCGGTTAAAATAGTTGGTTGATAACCGCTTAAAAATGTTTTATCATTTTCATCTGCAATCGGAAGTCCTAAATCTGGGCCACCACCCGCCCAATACGATTGCTCAAACCAAACCTGAGAAGGAAATGGGGATGCCGATGGAAAAGCTTTTATAACTGGGCCTTGATAATCGGCAGTATTTCCATAATTACATCCAAAACATTTATATTTCCAAACACAAGTGTCATTATTGATTTTTCTATTTGGTACGAAAACCGTTTCTACGTCGATAGAAGAAGATAATTCTATTTCTATAAATTCTTTGTTTTCCGAAATTTTTCTATTAATAATTAATTTATCAAGAGAAATATAAGTATTAAAAGCGCTGGAGCCAAAAGGATTAATACTATTAGTGAAATTAACAGCGTCTAAATCTTTAGCTAGTATTCTTTTTCTATAAAAACCCTTAGCTATTAAATCATGACGATCATAAAAAACACGAGAAATATAATTATTTATATTAGAGATCTTTAATTTTGGCCTAGTTTGTTTTCCATCTATAGATTTCTCCAACGTTGAAAGCTCGCAAGGTATAAACAGATATTCTTTACCTTGAAAAATCAAGTTTTTTTCAAAATTTTTCGAGCCATGAAATCTTAAATACCCTTCATTGGTATCAAGCTCTATTTCGAAAAGATCTATAACAACGTAGTTGTTTAGTTTAAAAAGACTTGACATAATTATATATTCTTATTTCCCGCTAATCCAAAAAAGTTAGGCACTCTGAAATTAGTTGAATCTATTCTCAAAGGAGAACTTTGGCCCGCAAAAAGATTGTAATAGTTATAAAGATAATAACTACAAACATCTAATCTTTCGGCGTCTGATAAATATCTATTATACATCAGAATATCAAAATAATTAACTTTAGTAACTTTATCATTTGACGAATTTATATTTCCTATCTGCAAAGTGGTTACAGAAGAAGTCGTAATCAATTCAGAAACATCGCAAAAATAAGTACTAACTAAAACATTATTTATTAAAACCCTATAGGAAGTCCCACTTCGATTGATATTTATAAGCAATGGATAATAAGATGTGGAATTAGTAATAGACTTGCCAAAAGATACTTGATTTGTGGGGCTATTTAAATAAGTAGCCACAAATTTCTTGTTTCTTAAAGGATTAAAAAAAGCGCTAAATCCAAAATTTTCGCTTTGATAAGAATAATTTGGAGAAGTTAACTTTTTAAACGTCAAATTAACAGCTGTTGTATTTTCAGTTCCGGTAGTGTACCAGTCTAATATCTTAGTGTTAAAAATTGATGCGTCTGTAATAGCTGGAAATTCCAAACTAACTAATAAAAAGATATCAAAATTAGCAGTATTAAAAGTATCATTATTAGAGGTTGTGAATGACTTAGTTGAAAATTTTGTATCTGCAAAAGGTAAACATTTTAAAGCTGTTGAATAATAGTTGCTATTAAATGTGGGTGTGTCAGTCAAAATGAAGCTGTTGGTAGTAGCGGGACTAAAAGAATTCCAAGTGGTTCCAGCAGCTAAATCGAGCGCTCTAAATTGAATATTATCGACAGGCAAACTATTACTTAATTTTTTTATGTTCGTTGGTAAAGGTACGTTATTGGTAGTTAAAAAACATTTTGTATTAGCATTTGTTTTTATTACTTTTCCGGGAGATGTTTTAGTGGGGGTGGGGATAGTATTGAAAGAAATATGTGGGGTAGCGGCTGATTTTGCGTTGAGTATAACGCCGAAATCTCCTTGACTAACCAACACAGAGTTAATCACGTTAGGGGTGCTTGTGCTATTAAAAAAGCATAATAAATTATTAGATCCGCTTTCTCCATACCCAGCGGAAGGAGTCGTGAATGTAACATTATAAAGAGCCTGCGGACCAGAAGAATTATCTTGAGAGCTGTAACTATCTCCCAGCCAAGTCCTCATTCCATTGAAAGAAATTATATCTAAAGCATCATTTCCATTAACTGCATAATTTGCTGTAGTAACGCCGGGAGGATTTTCTAAATCTCTCATGCTATTAATCGTAATAGTTGATACGTTGCCGCCTAATCCAAATTGCAAAAGCCCACCTCTTGATCCTCCACCGCCAGCATTGATATTAGATTGAAAATCTTTTATAAAATAATAATTTAAATCAGTAAGCGAAAGTGTATTGACCAAAGAAGTTAAAGATAAATTAAAAATATCTCCACCATTACTAGCTTGATTTTTTTCTTTTGATGCGCCCCATTCCATAACGCCACCATTACCACCTACAGAATAAAAGTTTACATTTTTAGGTATATAAAAATTTATATTTGTACCATTAGAATCGCCAGTTAAATTATTAAGAGAACCTATTAAATTGACCGCATAAGTAGAGGCTTTAGAAGCTTTAAAAGTTGAACCTTGAGAAAAATAAACATTCACTCCAGAATACAAAGCGAAATTGGTACCGCCAAATTTCTTTATAGAAGAAAAAAGATCAAAATCCAAATAAATACCAAGATCAATATATACATTAAGTCCTGTTTTATTTATTTTTAAATCAATTGGCGTGCCAGAATATCCATTTAAAACTTCTTGCGACAAAACTGGAGACGATGTTTCGACACCGCTAGCATAAATACTTATACCGGTATGAGAATTAGTTGTTGTATATAATCTTGAATAGTAAGTGGTATCCGCTATTAAATTATCTTTTACGGTATAATTTAAAAAAGTTTCTTGAAAACCATTAAAAGTAGCGTATTTTGGAGAGTTATTTTGGTTTTGCCCTACAGGAATAGAATAACTATTCACAAGCGTAGAGAAATTAGAATTACTCGCTATATCAAGAGTATAACCAGTAATGAAATAATTATTTAAATTATTAGTTCCAGTTGGAGGCAGCCAATAAAATTGTAATTTAGGAATTCCATCTGATCTGTCTTTATAAGCATAAAACGCTCTTGGATATCCTCCGGTTATATCGGTGAATCTATTGCCCGTAATAAATACGCTGATATTGCCGCTGGGATCAACAGACGAATCTTCAGTGGAAGCTGAAGAAATAGTTAGTATTCCACTTTCTTGAATGTCAGAAATCGTTTGTAAAGAAGGATTGTACTCTAATTTTACAGTTTTACTACTTCCCGGAGATAAAGTAAAAGATGAAGAATCCGTTAAAAAAGAATTTTGATTATCAAAACTTAATCCATAAATCACGTTAGAATTTCCGCTGTTAAATATTTCAACAGGATAAGATACGCCGAAACCAGTAAAACAGTTTCCGATATTTTTGCCTGTTGAATTTACATATATCATAGCGATAGTAGCGTTTTAAAATAAACATCAGATGGTAAATAACCTTTGAATTCGAACATCTTAGTTGTTACAGTGTGGCAATCTTTAAATTTATATGTATGATTCCATTCTGGACAATAAACATTTATAGTCTTATTATAAGGTTCAGGCAAATCAATTTCAAATATTTTAAATCCAGCCTTCTGATCTAAAAATTTCAAAAGCGCAGACGTTTCTTTGTCCGAACGATCAGAAAAGTTGTAACTTAATTCTAAAATGTTTTTATTTATTCCATTTTGTTGGTAAGATGGAGCGGAATTATCCAGTTCGTTCTTTAAGAATCTAGGAGCCAACTGGATAGAGTAATCAAGATCAGGTTTAAAATAAAATTTAGTAGTATATTTAGAATAAACTCCTGTTGGCGAATTATATTGTGAGATGGGAGCGTTTAATCCGGCGCCAGTGTACCAATACCAAGTATTATTTGGTTTAAAAAATACAACATCACCTTTAGAAGAGGAAGTGTTTGAATCGTAATTTTTGTATCCAGTAACAAGAAATCCTCTGTAATCAAGCGAAGAATCATAAGGAGAACGGCAATTTATGGTTATGGAATTTAAATTACTGTTGACAGATTTAGATTCTAATGTTTCAAAATATATTTTGGCATTATCTTTATATGGATAAAATAATTTAATATCTACATTTTTATAAGAATCAAAAGGCGTTTCGGGAACAGCCTGAAATGAATTCTGAAAAAACCCAGCAAGCGCGGCGCTTTGTTTATCAGTCAAGCCATCATACTTCAAAGAAAAAGTGCTGATTAAATTATTTATGTTAGTGATTGTATTTACGTAATAACCATCACCATAAGATGTTTTAAGAGCTTTTGTACTAAAATTTGCGGAGCAGCCGTATGTTTTGTTAAAAAGAGAATCTATATTCTTATTTAAAAAAGTTGAGCCTACTAAATTAATAGGACTATATCGATAATCAGAAGCTAAAAAAGCATCAGATGCGATATACAAACCATTTTGATTAGTAAAGTGTTTATTAAAAAGATATTTTTCTATCTGTATGATTTGATCGTCCGTTAGCGTTGTATCTATTCCGATTATTTCATGATAAGAAATATTGCTGCCATCAAAATTATAAAGACCACCAATATACTGATCTGACGCTGAAGCGTGACTTCTTGCTGACGCACCAATCTGTAAATCAATCGCTCCTGTATGAAAATAATTACAATTAGCATTTAATACTTCATAACCATTATCTCTGATTCTTAAATTATTAGTGGTGTTGTTTTTTACTATAGAAATAATAGATTTCTTTTTAATCAGCTGTGATGATGAAAATTTTGTGTTTAAAGATGGATTCAAAGATCCTTGCCCATCAACTACTAAACTTTGAGATTGCGATAAAGCTCCGATATTAGAATTAACTAATTGAGAATTATCTCCATAAACTCCAAAAAAACCGCTAGAAGTATAAGAGCCATTTGGATTATTATTATTTGTTTCTATAATGCATGATTGATTAGGATATGCGCTTGCAGAAGTTTTATAATCACCTTTGTATAAACTATTAAACTCAAAAACAACAAACCAATTTCTATCTTTATTGCTATAGGGAATATTAAAAGAATTATAAAATAATTGATTTTGAGTAAAATTAGCTTCAACGTTCGAGGCTGTAAAATCTAAACTATTTTTAGTAAAATTATAATAAGGCTTATCAAGATTTGCATAAATAGATAAATTTTCTGTAGAATGATTTGGCGCAGAATTATACCAAGTTGACACGTAACCTGACGAATCAATTGCTAAATTGTTGCGATTATCGATGTTAAACCAAGCGAATAATCCCGTGCCCACTCTTGTTGGATAAATTGCGTTTCCTGTATAATATTCATAATCTACAAGATCGTATTTTTGATAAGACGTTCCTGTATTGAATAGAGAAATATTTGCTACTGATAATTGGCTCGCTAAATATCCAGTCATAATTTTACCAGTTTAGTTGTTTGATTTGTTTCGCTAAAATTGAGCAATATAAATCATAGCCAGTGCTGTTCATATGTGTGTCATCGGCAGCTAGAGAAGGAGGTATAACTCCACTTACAGAAACGTGATTGGCGTCGTCAGCGGTCCAAGTTCCTCCCCGACTTACTACATAACTCTGAGCTTGATTTAAAAATAAAGATCTCGCATCAAACCAATACCGAGGAAATGCAGCGGAAATTAAATTATTCTGCAATCGCCAATAGTTAACTAGACCATTATAATTATAAATGTTCTGCCCAAACATAGGCAAAATCATTATTTTTTTATTTTTTACTGGAATAAAATCAATCATTCCTTGTAATATTTCTATATTTGAATTGTCTGTTGAAGGATTAGATCCTTGTCCATTAGTGCCGACCCAAAAAATTGAAGAAAATTGATTAAGATTTAATCCGGTATCGGGATCTATATATTTTGGAGATATAAGATTTGGAGAAGTTGCCGATACAGATTGTCCTGCGTTATTTCTGGTGAAAGTGTAAGTTGGAGTAGCGGAGGTTCTTTGTAAAGTTCCATCAACGCCATTTACATTTACAGGAATACTAGACGGTCCAAATTGTAAAAAATATAATCCACTATAAAAACTTGGCGATGATAAAGCTACTGAAACAGGAGTCGTATCAGATGGGATAGTATTAGATGTAAAAACTCCGCTTATAGCCGCTCCGCCTTGTCTTGCGGCAATTTGAAGCGACCTTTCTGAAGTAACACCTTTATTAGAAACTCTCCTTTGTATTCCTAAATCATTTAAAGCGCTAGACAAGCCAGTGCCCATTAATTCAGTCATTGAATCTCCCCATTGTGCGATATAAGAATAAGAAGAGGTATCGTTTGATTGGTGAAGGGATTGTCTATTCGGAGCTACAGTTTGTTTAATATTTATACTACCTTGCAAGACTCCATTATTAGAAATATTCTGATTCTGAGACATTAATTTACCAGTTATATCAAAAGTATTTAAAAGAGTACCTCCATAATTTTTCAAATAAACCGAACAAGTAGAATCGCTGCCGTATATACTAATTAAATTATTAATTAATTTATTCCCTTCGACCCCTAAGCTTTTACTCTTGTTTGTTTTAGCGACACGAAAGGGAACGGTAGAGTCATTAGCGAAAAATGGTACTCTATCACATTCTTCTGAATAATTGAAAGTTAAAATATCAGTAAATCCAAAAGACGCAGTCGAATCGGCGACATACGAATAATCTGCATGGGACACGTCAGTTGTTGCGGGATTTCTACCTTTAGTAAAAAATGTTTGATTAGAAAATGAGTTTTTTGCATTTATCGTTCCATACCAATCAAAGGTTGCGCTGACTAAAATGGGAACAAAAGGCTCCACAGAAAAACTTATATTTTTGATATAACAATTATCGATAGAAATTCCCGCAAAAGAACAAGGAACTGGATCTTCAGAATTATTTGCCGGAAGTAAATAAGAAGGCAAAGCTCCAGTTAGATAAAATTGAGTATCTAAACTCCCTATAACTGTATTAGATGGCGCGTATCTCAACAGAGTGCCATCAGATAATAATACTGGTTGTATATTAGTCTGAGCGGCAATTTTAACAGAAGTAGAATAAAACACTGAATTATTTATTCTGAAATCAATGTTTTCATATTTTATAAATTTGCTCATTATATTACAGTATAATTTACAGAGCTTGTGATGGTAACTGGGACATTTAATCCAGAACCTAATGAGTCATATATTCTATATTGCAAAAGCTGTCCGCTCGCAAATGATGGAGTTCCATTGAAGGAGGTGATTTGTGATATTGAATTTTTAGTTAATTGGAAAGAGGCGTAAGCTTTTAAATTTCCACCTACGCTCGGTGGAACTGATCCGCCAGTTGCGGTGATATTTGTAAATCCATCTGAAGCTACAGTCGCAGGAGTCGTTGCGTAAATCTCAATATATGCAGGATTATTAATTAAAGACACATTGTTAGCGGAAGACATTAATGTGATTTTTTGTATTTTTCCTGCATAATTTGTAATCGAAAATGGCGATTCTGTATCAAAATTTCCACTTGCTCTGGTGGAAGATCCGTTAACACCTAAAGGATCTATGTAAATATTTCCAGATCCCGTGAGTCTGGTTTTATAAACTTCAATAAATTTACCTTTGCAGTATGAATTAGCAGTGGTGTAGCTGCCTTGAATATCTAAATTTCCATTAGTATCTAATGTTAATTCAACAATTGGGCTTGCGCCCAAAATACCATTCTTAACCAAAGCGAAACTATCGGCGTAAGTAGTAGATACGAAATTTCCATATAAGTTAGCCATCGACCACATTGCGGTAGTATATGTCGGTCCACTTGTCGCTCTTGCTAAAGTAAAAGCGCTTATTCTAGGACCAGTATCTGTTATTGTTTTATCAGCAGATACTATAATTTGTGAATTAGTTGGTCCACTAGGACCAGTAGAAGCGAATAAAGCTTGCGTATCTCCAGTGCTAGAAACATGCAAATTGTATAATGGAGTAGAAAGTCCCAAGCCCAAATATTTACTGGCGATATCTAAACAAAAAGTATTATCTACACCAGCGGAACTGTTGATAAAATATTTACCATTAATTAATCCCACATAAGCTGTGGTATAAGTATTTTTATAACTTTGATAAACGCTGGTGGTATTACTTTGATATCTAGCTGTTTGTCCAGATCCGCTAAGATGTAATAAATAATTTGGAGTTGTAAAACCAAAACCTACTTTTGGACTATATAAATCATTAATAACATAAACACCATTATGACCGATATTAACGTTGGCGATATTATTATAGTTTAAACTTAATACTTCATCTGTTGCGCTCGTTTTTATTTCCGTGTTTGCTGGATCAAAAGTAATAGCGTTATCTGCATTTTTAAACGTTACAGTTCCGCCGCTGACAAAAAGACGATCAGTTAAAGGGTTATCAGAATTGTCTATTGCAAAATTTCCACCTGTATCAAATCTGGAAAATTTAGAAAATGTAGAACCAGAATCGGACGAGTATAAAAAATAAAGATTTGTATCATTAGCGATTTTAGAAAACTGATAATATACATTTGGATCTTGAATGGATAAACCTATCTGTCTTCCAGAATCAGGAGTGTACATTCGTATTTGGCCTCTACCATTTATCGAATTGACATTATCGGATACGTCAAGAGAAACCAAAGGATTAACATTGTAAATGCCTACGAATCCATACCCACTCACGCTTAAACCCAAAGTTGAATCGTTGTAGTTGATATTTATTCCGCTAGATGATTTGGCGGTAATAGAATCAAATGACTTTGATAATTCTGATAGAGCAATTGAATTATTATTAGCTCCATCTTGGCTAATGATAAGAAAGAGATCTGTAGGACTCGTATTGATACCAGATTGCGGTGGCAGATTATTTATGTAAATTGGGTCCATATTAATTTATAAGGTAACCTTTATACCCTAGTTTTACACTTAAAAACTGATCTGTTGTTGAACTAAATTCTTGCGATACTAATTTCATGTTAGATAATGAAGCGCTAAAAATAGTTGGAGGATTATTTACCTTACCTAATCCTATAGGTCCAGCGGGAGTTGATAAAATGTTATTTCCAACGGCAGCTATCTGATCAGCAAGAAGTGTACCTTTTATATTAACGGCGAAACTCACGTCTGTATCTGATGTAATTTGATCGTAAATTGTTGTTACTTGATAATCATCAATGTCCATATTTACTGACGCATTAATTTCTATAGGCATTTCGGCGAGGACTTCCACGGGGATGTAGCTTATTTGATTTGTGGGGCCGCTCGGACCCGTTGGGCCCGAAGCAGGAGCATTTTGCAAGGCGTAAATAGGTTTTTTAGGGCAATTTATTTGATAATCAAAAGAGGTAATTCTGTTTGTGGTTGATCCGTTGCATGTCAAACTTATATCTTTTATTTGCGGAACTGACACATAAGGTCTGGGTGCATTTCCTGAATTAGAAAGACCCTTACCAAAATCTCCGAAGACTTGTATGGAAGCGCTGGTTTTAGGAACTTCCCCAACTGAACAACTGAGTGAAAAACTAGTTAAATAACCCTTAGTAAATCCAATACACCTGTTGTTATAATGAATGCTTCCGGCTAAACTTGATGCGGTTTTATCAGCTTTTTCGCCGGTATAATTTAAAAACGGTTCATTATATAGCAAATACTTACTAACGGTAACTTGACCATTTGGCACTTGCGCCATCACCTGTTTATTGTATCCAACGCCGATAGTATTTATCGCCGAATAGTTAACAGTGTATCCGCCATTAACAGATAGAATACCAGAAAGGTTTGCGCCATTAAGGTAGAACTGTTGCTCATTATTTGTAATTCCGCCTTTCATGATTATTTATTTTTTAGTCCAGCTAAAGAGCCGCCGAATCTTCTTTCATTTGCAATAACTTTTAGCACTGCGCCATACAGCTCAGTGCTCATGTTCTTGGAGAATTCAACATCTTTTTGTTCGTAACTAGTTTGATTCTTACCAAGGTCGATCTTTCCAGTGCGATCAACATTAACTGCGAAATTAAAGGCGTTACTTGTGTTTGAATTGTTATTGTTTACTGTGCTGGAATTTCCGCCGGAAGCTAGAAGAGAAGATCCTCCAGACTGCATTCTTGTTCCATATTTTTGAACGATAGGGCTGTCAAGCATTCCACCATTCATAAAATGAGGGATCGTGTCAGAAAGACGAGAACCGATTGATCCACCAGATTGTTTATGACCGGGAGGCAAGACCATCATTTCTTCGCTTCCTCCTTGGCCCGAAGCTGCCATTTCTAATTTACCGGCAGTAGAAGAATTATAAGAGCCTTGAGGTTTGTAGTTTAATCCTTTAGATATACCAATGCTAGCCACACCCGCAACCACGCTACCAATCAAAGCCGCCATCTGGGATTGTCTTTGTAACTTTTTTTGTCTTTGATCGGCAGCTATTGTTCTTGCTTCATCTCTTAATCTATTGTATTCGACACTGTTTTCGGCTCCATACGTTGTCATCTGAGATTCCAGCTCAGGAATCACCGACAACTGATATGGTTGCCTGATTCTATTTAAATTAGTGAGTTCAAAATTAGTTGCGCCGCCAGTTGCAAATCTTGGGGCCGCTCTGAAATTGAATGAATCAAGTGCGCTTGGCCCGCCTAATGTGGCGACCGCATTTCTATTCAATACGTATTCCCCATTTTCAAGCATTGCGGGATATTTATCGCCACTTCCCGTTCCAGAAACGAACATACCATTTTGCGCATGAATAACTTCACCTGCTTGTTTTCCAGTGCTGAATAAGTTTTGTATTCCCATGCTACCCAAAATATTTCCAACAGCTCCTCTCATTAACGTTGTACTAATCTCATCAACGAACTTTGAAGCGATTCCCATCAGCGCCGAACCAAGATTATGACTTTCTTTAATAGCCGCTTTTATTGCATCAACCATACCATCTCTAAATAAGATAGGAGCTTCTTTTCCTACTTTATTAAGAGTTTCTTCGCTATCGGTTCTCATTTGATTAAAACCAGCAGCTAAACCAACTTTAAAAGATTTTCTATCAGAAGCTTCTTGTTTTACAGCTTCATTTATGATATCTTGCACTTCTCTCTGTTTTTCAAGCTCAGAGGTTTGGCTTTGTAAAATGCTTCTTATTTGCTTTTCAAAATCTGCTAATTTTTTTCTATCTTCAGATCCCGCAGCCATATTTGATCCAACTTCAGCTAAATCATTAGCTAAACGTTCAGCATCAGAAGTATTTTTTATATCAGCATTGATACCTAAAACGCTTTGCTTAGCTGGTCCTGTAATTGAAGTAGAGCTTCCTATTGTTGATTGATATTTCTTAAATTCTTCAAGATTAGATCTAATCTGTTTGGTGTTTTGTATTTCAAGTTTCTTTTGATTTTCTTCTAGTTTTTTATTATTATAATTAATTTGAGATTCAGCTTTTCCTGAAATGCCTAAACCATAAAAATTTGCCGCTCTATTTTGATATGTTTCTAGCTTTTGAAGATTAATATCGGCAGCGTTAGCTGCTTTTTCTTCGGCTTTTTGATTATCTAAAATCAATTTAATTCTATCAACATACAATTTATTAAGAGCGGTTTCTATCTCCGCTCTTTGGTTTAAAGTCTTTGCGCCTTCTTCAAAACTGATATTTTGTTTTTCTTGTTCTTTTGCTAATTTTTGCGCAGCAACGATTTCTTTAACAATAGTTTCATAAATATCTTTATTGCCTGCTTTTAAAGGCTCCAGAGCTGTTTCTATTTTATCTAATACGTCCAAATAATCGTTAAAAGAATTTACGTTGTCTGTATTTATCCCTTCAAGAGAGGTTAAAGATCCAATTAAGCTTTCAAATAAAGGATCATTCGCAGAAGGCAAAGCCGATCTTAAATTAGCTTTTACAGCATCTAATCTGCCCTGTAAAATTGGACCGGAATCTTTAAACAAGGCTTCTCGTTGTGTTGTTTGATTTCTTTCGAGAGCTGCTTTTTCTATTGTATTTTTTATATTTTGTGTTTGAGTTGGAGGCAAATTAAAACCAAAACCGGGCCTTTCTATTGCTGATTTTTCTCTTATGTTTTGTATTTCTCTAGCTGTAGCTTCTCTGTCTAACATCATTGTTCTTTCGGCTTCAACGTCTATTAGCTTGATTGTTATATCTAAAAGAGTCTGGGCCAAAGCCGATCTTCTTTCCATGATAGAAATTTCAAGATTTTGTTGATTATTTTGTAAATCAAATTTTGTAGAAAGCGTGCCGCTTGTTTTTAAGAGTTTGTCAATTTCTTCATTCAAAGCTTTTAAAGATTTCTCATCTTTTGCTACAAAACCTGCGTTTTTTGCTTTTTCAATAGATGAAGTAGACTCTTTGAGAGACTTAATGACATCATTTGCTCCTCCAAAAGTTTGCATTTTGTTCAAAAGAGGATTTATTTGTTTTTCTAAAATATCTTTGCTTCCACCGCCTAAAACATCACCAAGTTTTTTTCCCACATTTTCAGAAACATTGCTAGTAAAACTCAAACGCTCTTCTTGTTGAGTGTTTTGTAATTTTTGCCTTTTCATTGATATTTCTGAAAGAGAAGCTGATGCAGGACCAATAAATTTATCTAAAAATTCGTTCGCCGCAGATTGTAAGACTTCTAATCTCGAAGAATCAAACTGCAATTTTTGTATTTGCTTGGCTGTATTGAAGACGTATTCTTTAATTGAATCGTCTAATTTTTCAATTAATTGTCTTGAATTAAAACCCTCAGCAGCTTTTGCAGTAACAGTTTGAGTTAAAGTTTTTAACTTTCCCTTATAAATAGAATCTGTTATAGTTTTTAAATTGTTATAAAAAAACTGCGAATATTCACCAGTAGAACTTTGTAAATTTTCTATCTCTTTCACAAATGCTTCAACATCAACTCCCTCAAATTTTCTTTCACCTAAAAGATCTTTTATCTTTTCTGGACGTTGAATTTTTTTATTAAACTCATCAGTATCATCACCTAACGCATCTTGTATTTTTCTTAAATTTTCAAAGAATGCATTGTTTTGAAGTATTATTTTTTGATAATTTTCTTTAATCGGAGCCAATTTTTCATTTCCTTCGATATAATAAGGTTTAGACTCGTACGTTTTAGTTTCAGGATTAAAAACTCTTCGAGTTCTAGTAAGCATTTCTTTTTTTACGGTCAATTCTCCAGTTTTCTCAATATTAAAAAGACTTAAAGAATTACGTTTTTTAAAAGCTAATTCTTCTGTGTCAGCTAATTCTTTTTGTTTCGCTTTTAATTTAAATTCTCCGAGAACCTTATTTAAATCTTTAGTGTTATCGCCTAAAGCTTCGAAAGATTTGCCCAATTCTGTTCCTTGAAGTTTTGAAAAATATTCAGTCAATTTAAGAGCCGTATCTTGTCCTTCTAAACTCTTGGGGTCAATATTTTTTATGATAGAAAAAGTATCAATAACTCCTTGAGCAGCTTGCGCTGTTTCTTCGTTTTTTCTTTTTTGATTTTCTAAAGCTTTTCCCATATCTTCTATCGATGTCTTTGAATTATAAGCTGCAATTCCTAAGCCTGTTAAACCTCCAATAACAGCACCAACCGCAGTACCAACAATAGGAATAGCTGAACCAATAGCTGCTCCTGTAGAAACGCCCGTTAATACTGAACTAGCTGCCGATCCTGCGAATCTTTGCCCATAAGAAAGCTCTTCTCTGGGTTTTCCTTGGGTAATAGCTTGTTCAATCAAACCACCAACTACTGGAGCGGCCATTTGAAATCCAAAATTGTTAGTTAATTTACCGATTTTATCTTCAAATCCTTTTACTTTATCAAAAGAAGATTCGCCACCTCTTGCATAAGCGGTTCTAGCTAAGAAAGATGATTTTTGTCTTTCTTCTATTTTTTGTTGTGCCGCTGCCGCTTGTTGTGCCGCTGCTTGTTGTGCCGCTGCTTGAGCAGCGGTTCTTTCTGCTTTAGCGTGATCCAGAGCAGCTCTTCTTACTTCATTAAAACTTGCTGCATTCAATTTGAACGCGGGTAACAAAGTCTGTGTCAAATAATCGCTAATTTGTTTGTTAGTTGTGGCAGACAAATCAATGCTTTTTATATAATTATTGATTGCATCATTTATTTTTTTATGAGAAACTGATCCACTGCTAGCGCTTTGCAAAGAAGTTCCAGTTATATCAAAATCCGCAAAATTAGGAATAAAACCTCTACTCATTAAACCAGCCATCTTCTGATTGTTTAAAGAATCCGATAACGCTTGGTTTAATCCACCATGATCAGCAATTGCAGATTCAAAACTAGGCTGACCAGAATTACGAACGTGAGGAAAAGGATTAGTATCGAATACGGCTTTATTGCCGCTCATACCCTCTTCCAACTGCATTACGCCTTGTTGATAAGCGAAATTAGGAATAAATCCGTTAGCAGCGTTTTTAATTAATGTATGTTTCCATTCTCTAGGGGGATCAAAATATTTATTCTTTTTATTTTCTGAATATACTCTTCTGAATTTATCTTGAATGTCTGCGTTATCAACTTGTCCACCTTTCATTTCAAAAAGGACATTTTCAATTGGATCAAGAGCGTCAACCGCAGCGCTTTTGCCACGACGTAATCCTGCTTGAACATTAGATAGTAGATCAGGATATCGCGGTCTTAAAATATTAGCAGCATATTTTTCATAAGCATCTCCAAAATCTGTAGATTTATCATAATCTTTATCAGTTATATGCCTTCCATTCACTAAGAAACGAATAATTTCAGTGGAATATCCTCTTCTTATAACAGCATCTTCTTTAGCTTGTTCGCGAGCGATAGCTTCATTTTTAGTAGCTGAATTTGGAGTCCATTTTTGGTCTCCTAAATTATCCCGAATATCTTGTATAGGAACTCCAAATGAATGAGCGGCATTAGCTGAGGGCCCCTTTAATCTTAATATACCCTTGCTAGAAAGATACCCTTGAAGAGTAGCAAAATTAGGAATAAAACCGCCAGAAGAAACAGCTTCTGCTTGGGGACCTTTTCTTTGCAAAACTAAAGGAGGAGCGAATAAATAACCATAAATATCTTTTTTGTTATTTAATGAAGTACCTGAAGCTATAGACTTTTTCAAAGCCAGAGTTAATTGATTTCGCTTACCAGTATTATAATTTTCTGCAATACCTCTTAAAAATTTCTGCTTAACATCTTCAAGCGTCCAATCTTCAAAACCAGACGCATCATCGCTTTTGACTTCAGCCAAAGATATTTTGTCTCCCTCTACTTTATACCCATCAATAGAAGAACTCCGTTTATAAGCAAGATAGTTAGAGCTTTTATCAAACTTTGTGATATTATTATCGTATAATACTCTGTTTTCATATTTTTGAAAAGATTCTCCTTTTTCTCGTTTAAAAGCTTTTTGATCGGGACCGTGAATCTCAAAAAAAGAAGGATCAAAACCTCTTAAACGCTTTGCCATAGCAACTCTGCCTTCCGTTTCTTTCGCAAAATTAGGAACAAATCCTCCTGACGCATAAGGATCGACACCAGTTCTAGCTATAGAGTTCTGTCTATGCGCTTGTCCAGCTTGAGAATTCGCAGGAGGATTTATAAAAGGCTGTGCAAAACCCGGCACATATTTAATACTCTCCGCAGTATTCATCACTCCACCAACTGGAGAATTAACAATTTGACCGGGAGTGTATCCACCCGCTCTTGCACCAATCGCTTCAGCCATTTTATCAGACTGTGGAATATAACCACCGCTAGATTTCACTCCAAGCCCTCTATTTCCCACGTTAACGCCTGAAGAACTTAATGATACTGAAAGTTTTTGAGCTAATTGAGCTTGTAATTCATATTGAGCTGTCTGCGCTCTAGCGAGATTTAATAATATATTAGCCTGAGCAGCCTGATTGCCCGTGTTTATAGCAAGTTCTTGAGAAATAGGATTTTGACTTTGCATGATCTGCAAAATCGCCGCTTCAATATTTTTTCTATTCTGAGTTTCAGTTGTTATGCCTGCTATCTGAGGAAGAACTTGAGCAACATAAGTGAACGAAGTCTGTATCAGTTTAAAAAGTGTATAAAATGCAGCGATTGCCCCCGGTCCAGCTAATAAGTTTCTAATACCTTTTAAAAAGCCATTAGCAAAATCAGATCCAACACCTTCTCCTTGTAATATATCATTAAAAGCTTCAATTACTGATTTAGCCGTGCCCGCTGCTGATTTAGCTAAAGGTTCGAAGGTTACTTTACCAATATTAGCAGCTAATTGAGTAGACGCCGTTGATGTTTGAGAGAGTAAAGAGGAAAGTGTTTGATTTAATTGCGCAGTAGCGGCATCCGCTTCGTTAGTGGCGTCAGCTCCCTTTTTTAATGAACTAGCATAAACGCTGTTGGAAGAGTTTAAATCATTTACTAAAGATTTTAAAATGTTAACTTGATAAACGCCCGCAACTTGTTCTGAAAGTTGCGCTCTTTGTGACGAAGCTAATGTTTTATAAGATTGAGCGAAATTCTGTAAAATATTAACCGCTGGTAACGTATTGCCTTCAACATCTCTTACAGCGATATTGTAAGCTTCTAATTGATCAAGAGTTTCTGAGCGCTGTAAACGAGTAAATATAGACTTAAGAGCGTTACCGATCACAGCGCCACCGCGAGCAGTGGTTTGTTGTGCGGTAGTTACCAAAGCATTCAACTGATCAAAACTGACATTAGCTTCTGATGCCGCTTGACCTGTACGAGTAAGAGCTTCAGAAAGATCTCCTGCGCTTACGCTAAAAGATTGTTCAACTGCAACCAATTTATTCAAAACTATGCTTGAATTTAAATTTTCTTTAGTGAAATTGTTTACAGTCGCCGTTAAAGCTTCTACTGCATCTTGAGTGGAAACCCCAGCTAATCTAGTTAACGTCAATGCGTCTTTGGTGCGAATTAAAGTTTCTTCCGCTTTTATACCTTGGCGAGAAAATTCCAAAGCAGCTTTCGAAGCTTCAGCAAACGAAGACGACGTTTGTTTGGTGACTTCAAATAATTGGCTGCTATATTTTTGAAGCTGATTAGTAGATAATCCTAAAACACGATTGATATCAGTAAGATTTTTTTCAACTTCAATAGTAGCATCCGCTAATTCTTTAAAACCTCTTATCGCCGTTCCTAATACCGCCGTGGAAGCGCCGAATGCGATAACGCGGGCATTCGATGCCGCTAACGCTGCGTCGAAGTCTTTAACGTTACCAGTAATTTTGCCAAGCGGTTGAGAAAATGAATTTGCATTAATCTGCAAATTTAAATTAGTAGGTACATTTAGTGTTACTGCCATAACTAATATTTACACATTAAAAACACTATCCGCCAAATAATTTCATCATTTCATCCATATCTAGACTACCGCCGCGCTTTTTAGCTTCGTCCGCCAAAGAAAGAGTCTTCTGACCGGGTTTCAAAACATTTATATATTCAAGGTCTTCTCTTGTTGCTCCAACCAACGATTTAGCTTCGAAATCTTTGCCTGAATCATTTTCTTTAGCTTTTTTGGCGTTTTCGTTGGCATTTACGTAATCCATTATTTTATCCGGATCATTTTTGATATCTAGAGGCATTTTGTCGTTCTGACTGAACACATTCTTAAAAAAACGTGAATAAACTAGCAATTTCAACTGATTATAAGATAATGAGCACACCGATTTACCGAAAAACTCTTGAGAACTTTCCGCAAAAGGCATATACAAATAATAAAATTCCTGCAATACTATTTTTTGAATACTTGAATCACTTATATTTTTATAGACTTCGTTATATTCTTTAATTATTTCATAAAGAGTAGAAGAATCAATGTCGTCAAATTCTTGCTCATCGTACGTATTTTGTTTTAAATCTTTATCTTTGTACAAGCATTTTAAGATATAAAAGTCATTAACGCGCTCTTCTGCGTAAGATTCAGCGGTTCTAGAAAACAAAGAAGCTCTGGTATTCTTAATATCGAACAATCGTTTTCTCGCATCTTCGATGTCTCTATTTAATCTTTCAATCTCAGATCTTAAATATAAAGATTTTTTCTGATTAACTAAATCATTTAAAAAGTTTTCGTATTCTTTGATTTTTCTTTCTTGCTTATCTGTCCACTCTCCTTCCGAAATCAATCTATCAACAGTTTCTTGATTGGTTGGGACACCTCTTAATTTAGCTTGATTAAAATATTTATCATGAATACAATCTATATCAACTTGATCGTCTATAGATAAATGCTTTAAATAAAAAAGATTCTCTGAGACTTTTATCTCAGAGAACCCTCTTTTTACATCTCTAAAAGCTTTTTTTAAATTATTCTGTAGGGAATGTTCCATCAATTTCCCCTATGATTCTATCGAATTCGGCAGTATCAGTGTTGCTTGTGAAAAACCAATGACTCACGATGCTAGCTAGCTTGCTGTAGCATTTTTGATAAACTTCATTCTGAGAGTCTTCGTATTCGTTCATTGCTCCTTCACGCTGATCAAAAGTCTTACCTGCAAAAAGAGGCTCAAATTCCATTCCTTTTTTAGATGTATCTTTAAAAAACGTTAAACTCAGAACATACCACAAAATGGCGCGATTTTGAGCTTTAATGTCGGCTGTGTGTTGAAATAAAGTTAGATAACTTGTTTCTTTTTCTATCAAAGTCTTACGGCGGCGCAGAATTTGAGAAGTCAAATTTTGAATCTTATCTACTTCTTCTGAGCTTCTTTCTGATTCTGGCTTTAAGCTTAAGATAGTCAATTTACCTTGAAGATCGCGAATCTCTTCGGATGCAGTGACCATAGTCTTAGCGTCCGCTTCGCTGATTAAACCGCCGGTGTCGTTATATTTATTTAACAACATAGCTTTGGTTAAAATACCGCTACGAATGCAGCGGCTCATCTCGACGCTAAATTCCATATCTGCTTCTTGCATTTGCTTGCGCGAAGGTTGATTGATAAGAATCTCAACGGGCATATCCTTCTTAACTTTTTCTTTATACGTGCGAGTAACCATTTCGCCAGCTTCATTTTTTACTTCTTCAGTTTTTTCTTCTTCCACCTCGACAGACTTATTAATAATAAATTTATATAGAGACTTTGCCATATTTAATAATAATAATATAAATTCTATGATTTTTCAACAAGTGTAACTAAATATATGGGCACAAGTATTTTATCTGTGGATCAAAAGGCCGCGCTTAATTCGGCGCTTGATGATATGCATCAAACGTTTGCGCGTGATATCTTCGTCTTCAAAGAAGCTTCTCACACTGTGATTTCTACGGATTCCAATTACAATCCGTATTACAATGTTGCTGGTCAAACCACGTCTATTGTAAACACGCCCGTTTCCGGTCAATTCAAAGCTAGAATTCAATATAATGATGATTTCAAAAAAGAATACTGGAGCGAAGTAAAATCAGAATCCCAAATCAAACTAGCGACAGTAAAAGGTTCTGTAAGATTAAAAATAGACTTAACTGCTTACGCGTTTATTAAAGATTCTAAAAGATTTGATATTGATGGTGGTAGATTTGTCTTAGATTCGACTTTTAGAGGGCATGGCCTTTTTGATGTTAAATACTACACTCTGTATCTAAAACCTGACGTATAAAATGGATAATGATGTATTAGCTATATTAAAATTTTTGCAAAGCGACAGAAGCTTCATGGCGGAAGTTGAATCTAAATTCGAAAACGAATTCAAAAGAATTAAATCAGAAATGATATATGATTTCGTCACCCACGCTGTAACTATGGAGTTAGATGGCGGCAATTCCGCAGCTAATATTTCGGGCACATTAGGCGGAATCACGAATTTATATTCTTTTATCGGATTTAACGATGGAGAAAACCCGACAAGAGCTATTAGAGAAATGTTGGAAGCGTCTACTTTTAATTTAAGAACTCTATCAAATGGTGATTTCGAATTCACCGCCAACATTCCAACAGCTAAAGATATTTTTAATAAAACCCCTATGCCTTGGGCGGAAGGTAGAAGTTGGGCGCAAGGTATTGAATTAGGCATTTCTGGTTTAGGTTATTATTTAAAAGGTCTAAATTCTAAAAGCCGTTCTGGATCTGGCATTCAATCACAAGACCAAGTAAGACAAGCTCGGTTTAAAAACATTTCTTACATATCTGAGCTTATCAATATATATAATAAAAAATTTAAACAACTACAGAAAATTTCACTATGAAGCCTACGTTTTCGCATAATTTAATGAATAGTTTTATACTATGGTTTGATAACTTCTTGCTTAAAAAAGCAGATGCATATAAAACATATACAACAAACTTTTATAACTACACAGACGATAGATTAGGTGGAGGTAAGGTCGTTTACGGCAGCCCTTTTAAACAATGGGTATATGACAAAGGAATTACTGGCGCAACTGTGCCTTCTGGAGTTTATATAAATAACGCTTTCGTTCCGACAGGTACAAGCGGAATGTTATTTGATTATGATAATGGGCGTGTTATTTTTAACAGCGGCGTTTCAACTAATCTTAATATCAGTGGCACGTATTCTGTTAAAGAATTAAATACATATATAACAAATGATCCAGAAGACAGGATAATCATCGAGAACAAATACGAACCTAATAACCGATTTACAGTTTTATCGAATTATATTCCTCCATACAAGCCTGTAACTCCAGCGGTTTTCTGTTCGATGGAGGGCATAACAAATGATCCTTTTGCTTATGGCGGCGAAGATCAAACAACAAGCAGAATAAAAGCTGTACTATTATGTGACAGTTTGTATCAGTTAGACGGCGCGTTATCTGTATTTTCTGATTCTTTATATACTGTATTTAGTCAAATACCTATGACTTCGCATCCTATCGCTGAATTTGGAAGCGTAAAAACAGGATTGTTCCCCACTGGCTACAGTTTTGATGTGTTGGATACGTCTTATAATTCTCAGAGATTTTTTATTACAGAAGCGCGATCATCTAAGATTCGCGATAATTTGCAAAAAGAATTAAATCCCACAACTTATATTGGTTTCGTCGATTTTGAAATCAAAACCTTTCGATACCCTAGGATTTAAAAATTTCACAACGATGTGTATACACTGTAAAAACTATTAACAATTTAACTAATATATATTATGGCAAGAAATCGTGTTATTTATCAAAGTCAAGCCCTTTTCCTAGCCCCCAGCTCTACTGGTGTACAGGTTAGTGGTGTAAATTCTGCTGGCACTGGCCCCACAACCTATTCCAGCGTTCCGGGTGCTACTGCTCCAGTAAGCACAGGCTCACTAGCTTCAGGTATTTCATTACTTAAGAAACTAGATCGCGTACAATCCATCAATTTTAACTTAACCATTAATCGCAAAGATATTAATGAGTTTGGTAAACTAGCTCGTCTCGATTCAATCGTTGTAGAATCGCCAACTGTAGGTCTTGATTTCGATTTTTATGTTACAGATGGTATGAATGAAAGATTGCTTGGTTTTAATATGTATGATAGCCGTGATAGCCAAACCATTCAAGGTATTCAAGCTATTTCTGGACTAATCGCCGACACTCAAGGAAACAACTATTACATTCCAACCTTTGATGAAGGCGAAGACGTAGTTGGCGGCAGTTTAAAACCCTCCACTACTGTAGTAGCGATTGGTAATGGTTTCATTAATGAATATACTTTTGATGCCACCGTCGGTCAAATTCCCAAGGCATCAATTAAAGTCGAAGCGTTCAATATCAAATCGGATTACGCTGATGCTCCTGTAACACTAACAGCTAACGCAAGTCCTGCTGGCTCTGTAGGAGCTGACCTACTGACCATTACAGGAACCAGTCCTGCAATTAACATTCTTTCTTCGCCGATATCTAAATACTCCGATGTTGGAACCTCTTATAAAATCGATCAATACAGAAATTTCACTGGAGTTGGTTATACGAGCATCAACAGCAGCGGATTGTTCACGACCGGAAGCAGCTTGATCACAGCTCTTCGCCCCGGCGATCTGATCTTGTCATTATCTAATCTTACCGATACGATGAATGATCTTGGAACTTCACACGTTCAGTCGTTTAAATTCACTCTACCTCTAAAGAGAACCATATTACAACGTCTTGGTAATACATTCGGTTATGCTCGTATTATCGACGTTCCTATTAATATGGATTTCACTATCAGCGCAATCGTTTCTGAACTAAGAAGCCAAAACATCTACGATCAATTGGGTTCTCCTACTAAGAAAAACATGACTGTCACCCTTAATGATCCTAATGGCAACGCTAAGGTTTCATTTGGATTGTCAGGAGCCATCTTCAAGAGCGAATCGTTCTCAGAAGGCATCGGTGACAATCAAAAAGTTGATTTCACTTACGGCATTCAAATAGGTGGATCAAACGATCAATCAAATGGTCTATTCATGTCAGGTAGCTATGGAGCTTATACTGACGCCATCACATCTGGATACTTCAAGTTGGGCACTGGTAAGCTCTAACAACTGATTAAATAAAAAACCCAGCCGAAAGGCTGGGTTTTTTTATTGATGCGCTAAGGATCTGGCCCTGCACCGGGCCCATAACCATAACCATACGGGTAATAGAAGGACCCAGAACCAGAGAAAATAGGAGAACCATCTTCTCCAGCCACTTGAAGTGGTCGCGCTTGATAAATATTGTACGCGCTAACTAATTTTTCCATTTCTTCTTGAGCGTCTTTAGCTAAACTTTTGTATGTTTTGGCGATTTCATTTCTATTTACTCTTGTGATAGTAGTATCGCCTTCTTTAAGAGTTATAAAATCAACATTATTATCGATACCTCGTAACACCTGACGAGTTTTCTTTGTATAAAACTCATAAAGATACATTTGTTTATAAATTGAGCGCTCTTCTTGTCTGAAGCCGCCTGTAGGATAAAATTTATCATTACAAACGGAATATTCAGAAAATATTTTTGTATTTAACAAGCCAACGTTATTAGCTAACCATCCTGAAATGTAATAAAACTGCGCATATCCGCTGTCATATTCGAATTCGTTACCGAATATTTCATCGGCCATATCTTGAACGCTATAAGATACCATACATTATATTACACTTTTTATTAGCAAATAGATATCTATAGATATCAAAAGAATTTCTGTCGAGCTAATGAATTTTTATCGATGTCTAAGAACTCAATATAATCAATAGAATTGTCTTGATTAATGATTACAGAAATAATTTGTGTATTTTGTTTTAACTGCTCAACCGAAGCGAAAGAAACATCTCTAGCAAAATGCTGAGGCAAAACGACCATTCTAGCGTCAGTCAAATAATCTAAAACTAAATATTGTTTTAAAAAATCATACATAAGGTAAAAATATACTACCGCCAAGAGCGCTAGTTCTGCCGACGCCAACTACGTATCCTAGTACATTGTTGCCTGTATCTCTAACAACGATATCATTAATAGAATCGGACAAACACATATCCGTCTCTCTAATTCTGCCTAAAAACGCTGGCGATTGAAAATCAATAGAGCCAGCAACAGTTCTATCATTAGCAGCCATAAGAGGAATCTGACCTCTTGTATTGTTTCTCGTTAATGTAATGAAATTGTTGTTGCTATTATAGGTATTCATAGCTTTAGAAAATAAAGCTTGACTACCAAATGCGCCAGTTCCGGGAACTAAACAGTAAAAAATTGGCGCGCTAACGCCAACTGTCGAACCTGTAGTATTCCAATTATAAAAATATTTTGTAGAATTACTCGCCAGAGAGGATGTTAGATCGTCTCCTAAACATAAGAAATCGCTGTTATTTCCACCTAAGCCTGATACATTGCCTCCGATAGCTAAACCATATAATTTACCATCAATTTCGCTATCATAAGTGGTATTAGAACTTTCTGGATCGCAAATTGCTCCAAAATATCCCATACCATTTATTCTTGCATTTGAATAAGTGTTGTCAGCGGTTGCGGATAAAAACTGTAAAAAGAAAGTATCGTAGCTTTCCCAAATATTCATGTAATCAATATTTCCGCTGCTTATAGTTCCGCTGCTTAAAAGTTGGGTATATCCTCCATTTTTTCCACCAGCGCCAGTAGCGCTGAAAGGCAAAGCGTTTGACCAACCGGTATATGTTCCGGAATTACACCCACTTTGATATTTATTTACTGAAGTATAGAGAGTGTTTTTTAAGAAAGTGTCTCGCAACATAGTAGGCGTTGGAGAATAAGCTGTACCGGTAGTGGAAGTTCCGGCGAAAATTATACGTCCATATACCCCAGAATTTCCAGAAATTGGAGGCGTACAAACGACGCATTCAGTAGGTGTAGTATTTTGAACTGTACCGCTACCGAATTTAATAGCGGACCAAGCATAATCAATACCTGTATTCCTAGGCGAACCATCAGCATAAATATTACTGGCGAAACCGGAGTAAATATAATCAAGAATATTGTTCACGCCAGAAGATGTGAGCATTGATACTGTTGGTAATTTTCTAAAAGTTAATCTTGGTAAACTCATATTTTATAATGATCCTATAGTTCCTGTCGATCCCGTGACTACTAAATGATATATATTTCCTACATTCATATTTACACCTGTTTTTTCTGCTTGTTGCTCAAAATCTACTAATAATTCTTTATATGATGGTTTTAAAATTAAATTATACAAAGAGTATCTGGGAGAAGAAAGTAGTATTCCTTGTTCATCTATAGCGAAGGAATCTTGAAAAGCTTGATTTACGAAAAAATTATAATCTGTTCTTCTTGGAATGGTTAAAAGAATACCGTCTTCATTCAAACTAAATGTCTCAAAAAAAAAATTACCGCCAAAAGCCGCAGCCACATAAGGAAATAATCCCGCAGAAATAGATGCCCATACATAATTCGCTCCGTCATATTTTAAATAAGTATTTGCGGTTGTTGCCGCTGGTAGAGAAAATCCAGAAGTTCCACTAGATCCAGACGTACCGCTCGAACCGGAAGTTCCAGCCGAATAAGAACTATAATCCAAAATATTTACATAAACTCTCGAAACTGAATCGCTTAAATAAGATCCAGATGGCTGACTAGAAACAGTCATTTTTCTTATTTTTACAGAAGAATCGTTTAATTTTTGGACTCCATAGTCAACATTTAGATCATTTAAACCGCCAATCGAGCCTATGTATTTTGTGGCTAGTTGAGTAGCTGAATTTTGGAAAGCTGAAGTTGCAGTGGAGAATGCTCCAGTATATCTTCCCACTCCTTTTGTAACTCTTAATTCATCAATAAATCCTTTGAAAGAATAATAAGCTCCGGGAGCTTGAGAAACATCCATTCCAATATAACATCCAGTTTGAGTGAAGTTAGTGCTGCTGGCGGCGGATACTCCTGAAACTCCATTAACAAAGCATCTCAATACAGAAGAGTTTCTTGAGACAGCGATGTGATTCCACTGATTTATAGAAACAGGAATGGAAGAGGTTTCCACTAAAGAGTCAGTATATACTACTGGATATAAAGTATTACTTATTCCAAAGAAAATTGCACTAGCTGTAGTTGCCGCTGTTGTTCTAGTTGTGAACATTGAAGCTACAACTGCTGATGGAGCAGCTGTTGGATAAATCCAACCTTCAATAGTAAAATCTCCAGTTCCAAATGCGGTCGCTTGGGTTGGCTGCGCATAAACCGTGTCTGTATTATTTGTGAAATAAGAGCTAGCGCTACCAAACTTAAACTGCCCATAGTTTAAAAATACTCCAGAATTTATTAAATTTAAACCACTTGGGCCGTTATCTATAAAATTCCCACTAGAATTTAAACCATCAAAATGGCATAATAAACTTATATTATTATAATAAGGGTCAGCGACGCCAGAATCCCATTCTTCTACTATTTTAACGTCCCATTTATTTGAAGATAAGTTTAATCCCGATATGGTAGCTTCGCTATTAAGAGTGAAGTTCGTGAAGACGCTTTGAGTTACTGCTATTCCACTTTGATTTACCCAAGCAAAATCATAATTAGCGCTAGAAGCTTTCGCTAAAACTTGATTAACTGTTCCGCCAGTTGGAAGACCTACCCCAGAAGAACCAGAAGTTCCAGATGATCCGCTGGTTCCAGAAGAACCAGAGCTTCCGCTGGCGCCAGAAGAACCGCTTGAACCAGAAGATCCAGATGACCCACTAACGCCAGAAGATCCAGATGAGCCAGAGCTTCCATTAATGCCAGAAGAGCCGCTTGATCCGTTAGTTCCAGAAAATCCAGATGATCCACTAACACCAGAAGACCCAGAGCTTCCACTAATGCCAGAAGAACCGCTTGATCCATTAGTTCCAGAAGAACCAGAAGACCCGTTTAGTCCGCTGGTTCCAGAAGAGCCAGAGTTTCCGCTGGTCCCAGAAGAGCCGTCGGTTCCTGAAGTGCCGCTCGATCCAGAAGTGCCACTTGAGCCATTAAACGAGGTTAATACTAAAATAATAGCATGATTATTTGCGAATTCCGGCGACCCTCCACTATTCAAATAAGTTACAGGGTATATCCAATAAGTGCTCGTATTTATTATTTGAGAAGGCGTCCCTGTGACAGTCCATTTTTGAAAGTTATTAGAATTATTTTCATCTTGGATGATTAAAATTTGACCCACACTAATTAATGATAAAAATATATCTATGTCAGTTTCTGGCTTATCCGTTAAGTGACTAACTATTATTTGAGTTGCGCTTATTTGTGTAGTATTATTCCAAATAATATATCCAGCAGACGGAGCGCCAGAAGTGCTTGATCCTTTAGTTTTATATGGAAAATAAGAACTTGAAATACCATTAATACCTGAAGTGCCGCTCGATCCAGAAGAACCACTTGAGCCAGAAGATCCAGACGAACCAGAAGATCCGCTAGTTCCGCTGGTACCACTCGAACCGTTAGTACCGCTGGTTCCATTAACG